AAACTGGTCAATCATGCTATTTACATCAAGCCGGATATTTTCAACCGACTTTGAGTTATTGGTTTTTTGCTGATAATGGGTCATTGCAAAGTCTTTGAGTGCATCTTTATCCATAACACTTACTTGGTCATAGAGTGCTTGCAGCTCGAACTGCTCATCATCCTTGCTTTTGTTTTTAGCCGTCTGCTCATCAAGCAGCGCTTGCGTGTCATCAGCCTGATTTTTAGCATCGTCAGCCTTACCAGTCTTCTTCGCTTTATCGCCCTTATCTTTCGCATCAGCATCCACCTGCTTGAATAAGTCTTCGTGACGTAAAAACTTGCAGGCCATATCCCAAGGGATAGTGCGCACCTGATTACAATCAAAGACCAGACCAGTGCGGTAAAGCCGGTCATGCCACGGTTCATGCTTGCCGATGTACTTAATGGATAACTCATCTTGCTTACTCATCGCGTATTTGCTCCTAAAAAAATAGACTGACTGAAACCAGCCAGTCTATTTTTGTTTATCGTTTAGACGTTATCTTGTGAGTTGCCGGCTAGTTAGCGCCAGTCATCTCACCTGACACCGTGATAGTGATATCTGACGCTTTGGCATTAGCAGCACCATCGAGCGTTAAGATTAAGCGGGCATCTTTTGGCAATACCACAATTTTACTGCCATCAGCTCGCAGTCGTCCGGCGGTAGCTAAGTCTGCACCTGCTGCCAAGAAATACGCGTCATCTTGTGGCACTAATGTGTCATCTTCACCATCGGCATAAGCAAAGCCGAGCTTGCCGGTTACCGTTGCGGTCATGCCAGCGGTCACAAACACTTGCGCGTCTGTTAAGCACCACCCTTCAGGCAATCCACCTAAATCAATCACATCAGCCGCTTTTGGCGCGGTTGCTGAATCACCGCCAACGACCACGCCAGTGGTATTGGTTTTAAGCGCATAACCAAGTGTCGTGGTATTGCCGTAAGGCGCTGTATTAGTAAAGAAATGCGTGATAATCGGTTTATTACTTACAATCGTAGCCATCTGTCTATCTCCTATTTACCGCGACCAAATGAATCAACGGCAGTATCAACCACGGTGATGCCGTAGTCGGTGAACTCGTGACCATTGCCGGTGTCAACATCAAAGCGGATTTTACTCACGCCGCGAATCGCACCAATCAATAGCTCCACTTTATCGCCATGGTCTAACTCTTTTTCTGACCAGAAGAACGGCATGCCGCTACCTTTATGAGCCGCCATTGCTTCAGCGATAGCCTGACCGCCTAAAATTAATGAGCGGTCAACAGCAAACTTCTCACCGAATGACGTTGGCACAGTTGCGGTGGCTTCTTCTTCACTGGTGTATGAGGTGCTGTACTGCATCGCGTCACCGGCATAAAAGCGAATCGGACGTGGCATCTTAATCATCAAGAAACCATTCCAAATTCCGGCTTGACCTTTAAACAAAGGATGACCGGCAGCTTGGGCAGCGCGGGCAAGTGCCGCCGCTTGGAATGCACGGAAAGCAGGGTCAGCCGCAAACTTGTTGTACTGAGCAGGGGACAACATCCACACACGTAATGGGTCGTCATCTGACATCGTATCGCCTTCAAATTTGACGATTGGCGGCGGCAGTGCAATTTGGTCCATGAGCGACTTCATTGAATCAATGGTGTCCATCTTCAGCATGTCGGCTGTAGTGATATCAATCTCACCGCCAGTCTGTTTGAATTGCTGAATACTATCGCCGGTCGCTAAGTAGTGACGGTTTTTAGTGGGTGCTTTGACACGGTTGACCATGATTTCATTAAACTTCGGATCATCTTTAGTGGGAACGACCCACTCGATGTTATTCTGATGACCGCGGGCACCTGCCATGTGAACGAGTAATGTTTGGTCAACATAGCGAGCCATCAAGCTCTCAGCTTGCGGACGACCCATAGCACGGAACTCAACCGGTGAGCGAATACCCGTCATCGTATCGCCCATATCAATCGGGAAACGGGCTTGATTGACGCGCAGCTTGTCTTCACTGAACGACATGCCGGTACCACGACCCTCAGCAAAGTTACTACCCATGATAGGTTTTGCACCTACTGGATTAAGCAAATGAAAAGTCACTTCATCGCCAGTGCCTTTACCTAAGTCTTGGACTTGAACAATCGGCATGTGCTGTGTGGTCTGCTTGCGAATAGTCGCCTCAGCACCGGCAGTGCCTTTAGGCATCTTGCCTGTCAGCTTTTGCATGGTGCCATTTCGGTTCATGTGGGTTGCAAACAAGCCGGCAGCCTGTACAACCATGTTTTTCTTATCGCCGTATGCGGCGTGGGTTTTGGTAGCCATCTATGCCACTCCTAAAGGTTATTTAAGTATTGCTCGCGCTTTTCAGGCGACCAGTTCATCATTTCATCAGCAAGCTCAATACCGGACATAGCGTCCATCTGCTCATTCATGTTGGTTGCGCCTTTATGACCACCGGGTATGTCACTCAAACTGGTGGGCACTGTAGGCGCGGCATTGTTGATTGCCTCACGCGCCTTAGCTTTTAACTCGTCAGCCGTTGGTTTAACTGGCTTGTCATCCGCTTTGGCAGGTTCGGCGGTGCTATTGGTTGACTGCTTATAGTTACTGAGTAATTCCACGACTTGCTCAGCGGTGCCTTGTTTCAGTACGTCTTCGAGCGCACTCTGAATATAGGACGGCTGTTGAGCCTTCCACGATTCAAACTCACCACTCTCAACCACGGAATCAGCGTCTTTATGCGCCTCGTAAATCGTGCGCATGTGTGCTTGCGCAGCGCTCTCTTGTTCACGCGCTTGCATTGGCTTTAACGCCTCTGCGACTTGTGCGCTCACTTGCTCAGCGACTTGCGCCTGAACGCGCTCAGCAATCAGCTTGTTAATACCATCTGTTAAAGCTTCTTCGGAGAAGTCTCCAAAGTAGTCAGGGTTCACGCCGGCATTGATTGCGGCTTGTGCCGTCTCAATGTCCTGCTCTTGCTGCGTAGGTGCAACAGTGGCAGGCGTTTGGTTTTGCTTGCGTAAAACCTCTAACTCAGCATTGGCAGCGGCTAACGCTTCTTGTGATACGCGGTCACGCTCACGTGCTTCGACCAGCTTTTCATAAGGAATGGTGTGAACACCGTCACGAGCTAACACAACCTTTTCGCCGTCTGCTTCTGCGTCTTCGTTCGACGTGGCATTGTCATCTGGTTTATCGGTAATGGTTTCTGGTGTTGGTGTGTCATCCTTATCTTCAGGCTCAGTAGTCTGTTCATCTGCTGCGGTATCGGCTGGCGTGTCGATACTTTCCGATTGCTCGGTATCGCCATTCATACTCATTTCTAAGTATCGCGCTGCGTCTTGAGGCGACCAATCACCATCATTAAAGCTGTCATCAATAAAACTATTTGCATCAACTGTCATCAATCTGTCCTTTACCCATATCGGAGGGCTACCGTTAAAAAACAGGTTTCACCATCTAGCGAATGGCTTGATGACAATGTAAAGGGTGATGGGTTTTTATGCGAACCTTACAGGGGTGTCGGGGTTGTCAGTGATTATTAGTTGCTCACTTTTGATACTTTTTGACCGACAAGCTGTCTTGTCTGTAAGCATCCGACCATCCCCCTATTGCGATGGCATCCAGAGATGAGGTAACAACTCATCTAGATCATCTTGAATAGGCAGGCGTCTTAGCACGTCTGTCAAATAAGCATATACATCTAAGCCATTTAAGCGAGCCGACTGGATAATCGACATAATATTCGCAGCACGCTGCCCACTTCGTAGCGAACCTGCAAACAACCAGTTTTTACGCCCAAGCGCCCACGGGCGCATCTGATTTTCCGCCCAATTATTATCAATCGGCAACCTCCCATCATCCAAATAACAAGTCAGCGCCTGCCAACGTTTCAGGCAATACTCAATCGCCTTAGTAATACTGGCATTCTTAGTGGTTAACTGTCTTTTTTCTTGTAACCATTGGTGCAGCTTATCAGCAATCGGTTTGGCTTTCTCTTGCCTGATTTGCCGGACTATCTGGGGATCTCTTGGCATTAGGGATGTGTTTTTTTCAAATCGCTCATCAATCTCACGTTCAACCGCATACAACTGCCCGAATAACGCTAATGCGTCAATGCTAATAATACTTTGTCCAGTAACATGCAATTCATGAAACTTACGCCGTGCATGGGCCATACAACCGATTTCGCTCACGCCTTGATGAAATAAAAACTTATATCCACTGTAATCATCGCAAATCAGCTTACCGTGCCATTTGTCTAAAAAG